TTTTTTTGGTGTTGCTACTTCTTGTTTGTCTTCTTGTTTGTCTTCTAATTCAACATCCTTTTGTTTAATTTCAGCACCTTTCATTTGAGTATTTCTACGCCATTCCATTAACTGAAAATCTCTTTTCTTTCGTCCTTGGATTGGTTGTTCCTTCATAACTATTTTGTTTGTCGCTAATTCTTTGTATTTGTACATTTTGTATTTATATTATTTTTATTAATCACCTGAATAACAAAGAGGAAATTAATCCTCTGTGCTATCAAACGACTATGCAGGTAGAAGTGCAGTAATAGCAGTCGCAAATGAACCAGTAACAAAGGCTTCGTAATCATTTTCACGAACTCTGTGTACCAATCTTGCAGTTGCTTTAACTGTGAATCTATCCTTAATGAAATCATCTCCATCAGTGTTAGTCATTTCAAGAGTAAGTCCTCTCTTGTATTTAACTGTTGATTTTGAGAAATCTCCTACTAGGAATGTTCCAGCAGTAATTCCTGTGTTTGCAACAACTCTCAACCCTGAAACAGTTGTTCCGTTTGAGGCTACAAATGGAGGAAGAACATAATGTCCATCACTTCCTTTCGCTAATCTCATTTTTGAAACATCTGTTGGGTGTAGAACAACAACATCTGGTGTATGAAGTGCTGTAATCACTTGTGAAACAGCAGTTTCAATAACATCAAAGAAGTTTGCTCCAGCAATTGAATCTGCGAAATCACCTTCGTCATAAGTAGTAGCATTTTCAAGAATACCTGTTAGGTTTTCTCCTGTACCATCACCTGACAAAAGTTGTGCATCAATAACTCTACGCAAATCTGAAACCAAGAAACTTTTGATTTCTGTGATTAGGTTTGGTAGGTCTTCTGCCATTTCTGCAGAATATTTTGAATACACACCGATTTTTTTCACTTCTGCAGTGTTACGAACGAAATCGTAATCAGCTTGTGGAAGTGTAGCCAATTCAGCAACTGGTAGAGGTACTCCCTCTTGTCCTGTTGTTTCAATCCAAGCATCTAGATTTGAACTAATAACTCCAACACGCACAAGTTCCTCAATGAAGGGATTTCTTTGTGGGTCACGAGATACCATTGAATCAAGCTCTGCTTGTGGAAGTTCTCCAGTGATTGAACCATCAACTGAAATATCTCCAACAACTTTTACTCTTGAAATATCAAAGTTTTTTAGGTCAATAGTAAAGTCAGCCTTTTGATTTGATTCAAGACTTTTAGCAAATGCTTCATATTCTTTCATATCAAATGAAATCATAGGTTTTGCAACAGCCTTTGTGTCAGCAAGTCCTTTCACAAAAGATTTCAAATCTTCTTTCATTTCTAAAACAGTATCTGACATTTTTGTGTCTAGTTTTGAACCTAGAGTTTTTTCAATTGTTTTTGATGAACGAGCCAAAGCCTTTTCTAGTTCTTCAACAACATCTTCTTCTTCTACTTCTTCAACCTCTGGAGTTTCAACAACTTCAGGAGTTTCTTCTTCTACTTCTTTTCTGAATACTTCAGACATAATAAATTATTATTAAGTTTGTAATGTTTGCAGGTCTGTCGGTTGGCAGAGAAGTATACCGATTATCCTCGCTTGAAAGTTTTTATTTTAAATTTCGTAAAGCCTGAAACAACTCCCTTTTTTGTTTCTTAACCTCTTCGGCTTTAATTTGTTTTAGTGAATCACTAATCTTTTTTAGAGTAGCTTGTTTTTTATCTAGTGCTGTAATAGTTTTCTTTGTAACTGTTTCAGTTTCCTCCACTTCCTCTTTAATTTCTTCAATCTCTTTCTCAACCTCTTTAAGTTGTTTTTCAAATAATGCTCTTGGGTTAGCAGGGACAGACACTAATGAGTCTTCTAGTAGTTCTGATTTTATGATATTTCCTTTATCATCAAATTCTTTTGGAATAAAACCAACAGAGTTAGCATTAATGAATCCACCATCAACAAGATATTTTGCTTTTGCTCCCAATTCAGTACCAGTAGCAAAGATAATTTCTGCTTTTAGTTTATTATCAACAACTTTAATATTTTTTAACTTCCCTATAATCTTCTCAATAGATGAGTAATTATGTGAATCAAGTAATACAGGATTTTTCTTAAACCATTTCAAATCCCATTCCTGATAAACAATTTCTCCGTGTCTATCTTCATCGGCAGTAGAAAGAATCATTAAGTATCTATCTTCCTTTTCTCCTTTTTTATTTATAACTTCCTCTTTTTCAAAAGTAACGGGTACTTCTTTAGAGAAACCTTTATAATCTTTTTGTACTGATTCCCATAATTCCTTGTGATTTTTAAATCCAAGGTCTTTTAGGTTTTTGTTTGTAATGTTAAAAAATTTTTCTTTCATTTGATTTTATTATAGCACTTATAAAACGGACAACAACAAAACTAGAATGTACACATACAATTTATAACCTCTCCAGCAGATGCTGTTGGGTCGTGTGGATGTAGCATACCATTAGAGAATCTATTTCCAAAAGGAACTTCCTCTCCATCCATAGCAGAATGTGAATCTCTAATTCCTCCTTTTATTCCTGCTCTGTGAACCCATATCTTTGTATTTATACCAGCCTGTTGATAAGCCTCTCTTTTAGAAAGGTTGGTAATTGAACTAACTTCTGTATTAACAATTCTATCGGCTTTCCATTTCTGTGTTTTATCAAAATCATAAGTATCAGAAATTCTTTTAGACAAATCAGCGATTGTTTCATTACTATCAACCCAATCACTAAATGTTTCCTTCAATACTTTGGCTGTTGTGGCATTAATTGTATCTGCAAAGAATTTAAATCGTTTATCCACCATTTCTTCTGTCGCAGAACCCATAACAAAATTAGTATTAAATAATAATGCTGTCTTTTCTCCCTCTTCCTTTGCAATATCTCTCATAGTATTTAAAAGAGGATTCATATAAGCAATTTCGAGTGATTCGTTTAGAATATCAAACGCAAAGTCTTTTGCCTTCATCCCTTCAACACTTTTTAATGTATTTATTGTGGCTAATACTCTTTGTTTCTGACCAGCGAAATATAAATTTAATTCTTTACGAAATCTCTTTTTATTCTGGTTTAAGTCTTCAACATATCCTTTGTAATAAACATCTCTGAAATCTTCATCACGAAGTGGGTGATTAGCCTGTTTAGCGACTTTTAGATTTTTTTTTTCTGGTTTATCTTTTGGTTTGTCTTCTGGTTTATATTCTGGTGTTCTATCAATATCATCTCCGTCTTTAACAGCATCAAGTCCTAGCATTTCTCTTTTTTCATTTAAAGTTAGAGCATTAATCCGACTACCAACTTCCAGCACTTTAATCTTTTCCTCGACATTTTCTGGTGTTGGGTCTACAAAATCAAGAGTATATTCTTGTGGAATTAATTTCCAATCCAAAACATCCACTAAACTGTTAATAAGTGGTTTTATAGTTTCTCGTAGGAATATTCTGTATGATGTTTCTGCATTAGAATATGTATCATCGGAGTTTATACCCAACAAAGACTTCGGAACGCCTGTAACAGCGAGTAAATCATCAAGTAATAGTTTCTTATTCTCTATGCTCTGTAATTCTTGTGGAGATAAAGCAACTCTTTCAAATGTAGCATCTCCTCCTAGAATAAGTGGAATATTTGCCTCTTTGTTATCTCGAAGCAATCTAGCGTAATCTTTTTTTAGAGTTTCCACCTGTTCTGCATTCAGACCTTCTTTAAATCTAAATAGACCATCAATACTTCCTCCGTTTTTTAGAGTACTGTTATATTGTTTTTCTGATTCCAAATTAGATTGAATAGACAATAATCCTGACAATAACAAAGGCATAGGTTGGTTAGAATTAGTTGGGTCTGGGATGTGCCAATAAATACACTGTTCATATGGGATTGTTTCTATTTCTTTTGTAACTGGATTTGAATATGTAAAACTTTTAATATTTCCTGTTACAGCATCTTCGTTTATTTCAATATAAGCAGAGTTCAGTAGTTCAAGTCCTGTAACATTAATATCTTCTCTCCAAACTTCTATCTTTGAATTAGAAATCTTCTTAATGACAGCCATACCTGTAATGTCGTGGTATTGAGTTGCTAAAGACCAGAATTTAACCCCTGTCATTTGTGGGTTCGGATTATTGAGTAAATCTAATACTTTTTCACTATTTTCTATTATCTTTCCATTCCTATCTCTCAATATAAAATCAACCTCTGAAACCTTTTCGGCTCTTTTTAAAAATCCTTTGTTTATGTAAAGTGAGTTTTGATTGTATTGTAATGCAACCCTGCTTGATATTTTTTGGTTTGAACTTACTATGTCGTTTTGTTTAAACAGCGAATATATATCCGTTACACCTTTTGCTTTTCCTTGTTTTAAAAAATTGAATGGATTTCTCATATGTGAATATTATAGCACTTATAAAACAAGTTGGTAGTTATTTGAATAACATAAAAATAAAAGAAAAATTAAAAATAGTTAAGAACAAGTAAGAAATTAAAAAATAAAAAGAAAAAGTCCCCCCAAGAAAAACAATACTCTCACAGTGAATACATAATAAACACTGTGAAAGATTATCCTATTGAGAGGACCATCCACGAGCTTTTTTGCTCTTATAAACTCCAATATTAAAATAAAAAACCCTTTCAACGGAATCCGACATTTAAGTCAGACTTCCTTGAAAAGATTCTCTTGGAAGTCTATCCGTTGGCAACTTTTCCTAGTTACATAGACTATTATAAACCTATCCTCACAAAAGTAAACCCCCTTAATAAAAACCAATCTCTTTTTGTAATTCTTTGCTATAAACTCCGTAACGAATACTATCCATTGCGTGATTAAAGTCATCTATCGGATTATTAGTAGGTTCTTTATTTCTATCCAAAGCCCAGCAGTAATTCTCTTTTTCTTTAATTAAATTACTACTATCATCTGTATAATAAATTTCCTTTTCAAGTAGTTTAGATAAACCAGCATTAACACTTCCAGCACCTTTAATAGCAGAGTGAATATTCCAACCAAGCCTCTTAATCTCTTCAATAGATTTCGGTTCTGCACTATCAGCGTAGATATAAGCACTTGTACTCACACCTCCTATTTTCATTTTATCTCCTATATCTTGATTTGTTAATCCTGTTTTATAAATCAATTCTCTAACCCACACTTTGTTATTGTGCATTTTAATCTCTGTTAAAGAGGTTGGGTCGTTGCTAAAACCGAAATCTAATCCGTAAAAACTTGAATAAGGTAAATCATTAAAATCTTTATAACTAACAATCTGCCAATTCTTAAATATCAAACCAGTTTTACCAGTAGGAACTAAACCTTTAATCATATTCCAGTAGTGGTCAGGATTAGTTGTTTTATATCCCTCATATAAATCAACAGAACTTTCATTTAAATGTTTCTCATTATCTGCGTAATCAGTATGAATAAAACAAGTATTATCTTGCATTGATTCTTTTAGTTCGGGTCTATAAAACCCCTCAACACCACTTTCAACTAAATTAAACCACTTTCTATTTATCCAATGGTCTTTCGGTGGTAAATTAAATA